GATAAATAGCAACGGTAGGACGGTGAAGGATAACAGCCGGAAAATTAACACGGTAAATATTTATCCGAAAGAAACGCTTTCACCGGGGCAATTAATGGAATGGCAGGAACTGGGCTGATGAGTGATTTATATATCGATTTATTAATTGAGGGGCGCAATTTTACCCTGAATCCCGGTAACGAGCCGGTGCTGTGTAATAACAGCCAGAGCATCGGGCAGGATATTGTTCACGCCATTCTTGAAAGCGGACTGGCCACGGAGCTGGTTGCGGAGCGCAGCCCCACATTGCGCGCCGATATCCTTACCCGCCTTGAGCTGCTGATAGAAAGTGATGAGCGTATCGAGCCTGGCACGGTGCTGGTTAACGAGGAAAACCAGACGCGGCTGTGGATCACTGCCGGTACATGGGATTTCGGGCCGGTATCAGTGAGGGCTGACTTATGACCGAAAAACCGCAGGTGGATTTTGAAGAAGTGGTGAAAGCCAGCGGAATGCCCGTCACAAAAGAAGCGCTGCGCGAGCGCTTCAACGGGATAGTGCAGGAAGAAGGGCTTATCACGAACACATCGAGCATGTCACCGTTCTGGCGGCTTATCACCGCGATTGTGACCACGCCGGTGCTGTGGCTTAAGGATGTGCTGGTCGGCACGGTGCTGGCCAATATGTTTGTGGCCACGGCATCCGGGCAGATGCTGCGCCTGCTGGCGTGGGCGGTGAACGTCACGGCAAAACCCGCCACGGCGGCGCAGGGCGTGATCCGATTTTACAAGGCTGACGCCGGGGCCGTGGTGACGGTCAAGGCGGGTACGCTTATCCAGACGGAAAGGATTAACGGCACCGTGTACGAGCTGGCCACCACGGCAGATTTTACCCTGGCGGCCGGTGTGGCCAGCGCGCTGATCCCGGTACAGGCCACGGCCACCGGCGGCGCGTTTAACCTGGCGCCGGGGTATTACCGCATCCTGCCGGTGGCGGTGGATGGCATCAGCCATGCCGTGAACGAAACCGACTGGCTGACGGTGCCGGGTGCTGATGAGGAAAGCGACGACGAGCTGCGCGAACGCTGCCGCAACCAGTTTAACCTGGTGGGCAACTATCACACGGATGCGGTTTACCGCTCCATGATTGCCAGCGTGGCCGGGCTGAGTATTGACCGTATTTTCTTTGAGCATGAGGCACCACGCGGGCCGGGAACGGCGAACGCTTATTTGTTGCTGGATACGGGCGTCACGTCCGATCCGTTTATCGAGGCGGTCAACGACTACATCACCACGCAGGGCCATCATGGCCACGGCGACGATATGCAGTGTTTTGCCATGCCGGAAACCCGGCACACCCTGGCGGTAACGCTGTATGTCAGAAATCTGGCCAACCTGACCGACGAAGAACAGAGCGCGCTGCGCGCCGGGGCCGAGAACCTGATCCGGTGCGCCTTTCGTGAGAACAATGAGTTTGACGTGAAGAAGACATGGCCCTTTTCGCGCTTCTCGTTTTCCAATCTGGGGCGCGAGCTGCATCGCCAGTTTGCCGCGATTGATTCGCTGGCCTTTTCACTGACCGATATTGTCAGCGGGCTGAGCGTGCCGCGCCTCGATACGCTGACCGTGAGGCTGATGAATGCCTGACTTTATGAAAAAACTGGCCGGGCTGCGTCTGCCTTTCTGGATGAGTGAAGGTGAGCCCGCCACGCTGCTGCGTGCCGCGCGGCGATTCTGGACGCTGGTTTATGGGTGGGTGACATGGCCTGTGAGCCAGTTTGATCCGCTGACCTGCGCCGAACCGCTGTTAAACCTGCTGGCTTATGACCGCGACGTGACGCGCTTTGATGGCGAGCCGCTGGCGCTGTTTCGCAGGCGCGTGGCGTATGCCTTCGTGAATGCCCGTGATGCCGGTTCGGTTGAGGGATTTATTAATATTTTTGAGCGACTCGGCATCGGTTATGTGGAGCTACAGGAGCGCCAGCCGGGCATTGACTGGGATGTGATTCTGGTACGTGTCACGGATAGCCAGATTGCGGATAACACGCAACTGATGATCCAGATTATCCGCCAGTACGGGCGCACCTGCCGCCGTTATCAGTTTGAAGTCATTACATCGGAAAGTCTGGCCATCCGGGCCGGATGGGATCAGGGCGAATACGTGGTTTATCCGGCGCAGCTGAATGGCACCGGGGCCGCAGGCGCAACATTCAGCGCGACGTTATAGGGAGTTTTATGTCACAGACAGTAATCACACTGGCCTTTGAACAGTGGAAAGCGCAGCAGGGCGTGACGGGTGAAGCCATCCTGCTGGATGAATTTGTGTTTGCAAACGTGCCGGGGCTTAACCCTGATGCGCCGATCAGCCGCAGTGAAACGCTGCCACCGGCGGCGCAGATTGTTCACCGCCAGGCGGTCAGCCGCAAGGGGGTGGTGAATGAAAATGCCGTGGTGCATTCCGTGGTACTGGGCGCGGATGTGGGCGATTTCTCGTTTAACTGGATTGGCCTGATGAACAAGGCTAGCGGCACGCTGGCAATGATTGTTCATGCGCCGGTGCAGCAGAAGCTGAAAACGAAAGCGGGCCAGCAGGGCAACGTGCTCACGCGCTCTTTTCTGATGGAGTACAACGGCGCGCAGGCCGAAACGGGCATTAACACCCCGGCGGAAACCTGGCAGATTGATTTTACCGCGCGCCTGGCCGGGATGGACGAACGCCAGCGCCTGGAAAACATCGACGTGTTCGGCGCGGCGGCGTTTCTGGGGGATGGATGGCTGGTCGGCAAAACCGGCACGCAGTATTTCGTGACGCCTGGCACCGGTTATGTGCAGGGGCTGCGCGCGCAGCTGGCTGCAAGTCAGAATATTACGGTGACCACAAAGCCGGTCAAAGTCTGGCTGGATGTGAGCTGGGAAGGTTCGCTGGTCAGTAGCTGGCAGGTAAAAAGCAAAGTGACCGTGGCGGCAAATCTTGCCGATTACGTGCAGAACGGCGTGCAGCATTACGTGTTTGCGCTGGCCAGTATTGATGCAAATGGTGTGATCACTGACCTGCGCCCGCAGGGTTCGCAGGCGGGACGTGATGCCAGCGATGCCATGAAAAAACATGAGCAGTCGCGCAACCATCCTGATGCGACGTTAAATGCAAAGGGTTTTACGCAACTGAGCAGCGCCGTGGACAGCATGGCAGAAAATATGGCCGCCACGCCGAAGGCGGTCAGGACTGCAATGGAAAATGCGAGCGCCAGATTAGCAAAAGACAGAAATGGCGCTGATATTCCTGACAAGTCACTTTTTATTCAGAATATTGGCCTTCAACAAACGGTAAACCTTGCCGCAGGTGCAGTGCCCTCCGAGAGAAGCATTAACGGATATCCGCTTTCCGCCAACATTAGTCTTAAAGCGAAAGATGTCGGAGCCATTCCGATTAGCGGCAGTACAGAAATAAGTGGTACGTTGCGCACAAGTGGTGAAGTGCAGTCAACAAATGCAGACAGTTTCAGAATCGCTTATGGCGGAATTGGGGCATTCTGGCGAAATGACGGCACAAACCTTTATTTGATGCTGACAAATAAAGGTGATGCGTTCGGTAAATATAATGATTTGCGACCACTCCGCGTGGGTTTAGACAATGGCGGGGTGGGCATTGGAACGCCGCTTTATGTGAATAATACGTTAACTGTTAGTAAAAATGTCACGGCCAGTTATTCCGGCTCATATGCATTTTCATCCCAATTCGCTACAGGTGCTGCATTCTATGAATCGTTTAGTACCGGTGAAGCCAGTGAGTTTCATCCGGTTCTGAAACAAAAAGCCGTTATTAACAATCAGATTGCCCGTGCATTTTCTTTTGGAACGCTTTGCCAGGAGGGTAAAACAACATGGTGTCTGCACATCGTTGATAGTGGTGGTAATGGCTATACACACCAATGGGATGTGAGTGGGAATTATTTGTGTCCAGGGCAATTAGTTCCGGGTAATTATGGGAACTTTGATGCGCGTTATTCATTAAAAACGGCTGCGGTGATCGATGTTCGGCAGGGGAGTCCAGGCACTATTGTCCTGAAGCGAAATGGCTGGAACTACGTTCCGGGCGGGTGTGCGTTTACCGGCTGGTATGTCGAGGGTGATGCACCTGTAGATGACACCATTCAATACAAGCCGATTCAAATCAATATCAACGGCGCATGGCGAACTATTTCGGGGTAATGATGCAATTAAAAAAACTTTCATTTTATGAGCCTGAGATTAAAGAGGCTGAAAACATCCTTTATCTGAAGGATGAAGATGGTAACGACTGGTATGCGAGTCAGGAGAAATTCAGCGCGGACAGACTAAAGATTGCGTTTACGGATGACGGCATTATCCGCACGGCAGATTATGACGTTTCCGCGTTGTGGCCAGTGAATATGGCTGTGGCTGAGGTGTCAAAAGAATCTGTGCCGGACGGTTTCAACATCGACGGGAACTGGATGTTTGATGGAAGTAAAATTATCCCTGCGCCAGTGGATCATGTTGGACTGGCTGAAGCCAAAAAACAGAGTTTGTTGCAGGAAGCGACGCAAGCCATTGCCCCGCTGCAGGATGCAGTTGAACTGGAAATGGCCTCAGAGGGTGAGGTGGCGCAACTGGCCGCATGGAAAAAATATCGTGTCCTGTTGAACCGGGTTGATACCACTACCGCGCCGGATATCGCATGGCCGGAGATGCCTGGCGATGTGGCGTGAAGCAAAGCTGGCGTTTTCTGATGCGTTTTCTGCGCTGGACTGCGCCATCGTTCCTGCGCATCCGTGGATTTACGGGATTGGCCAGCAGACGGAAAACGGCGCTTATCTGAGCCCGGCCAACGCCGTGGCGTATCTGGCCGGAAGGCTGGCGAGCGTGGCGGATATGCGGGATGTGGTGATTTTTCTCGTTACCGGCCAGACGCAGGATGATTTTATAAAGCGTCTTGATGAGCTGACGGCGGTTTTCCCGGCTCCCGCGTTTACGCAGGTGAGCCGTCTGGCACGTTCTGCGGCGGAGCTTGCCACGGTACGGATGCAGTTGCCTGCCCGCAGCAGTGGCGGCCTGCCCGCTGCGCTGCCGCTTTCTGTGCCAACAAGCCGGGCGGTAATGAATGCCAGAGCGGTGGCCAGCGCCCAGGCGCAGGCGAGTGCCGGTATTGATATGGCCGGAATGAAAGCTGCGCTTGCCGGGTTCGCCGCCGAGCGCGCCGGGCTGCTTTCACAGCTGGCTGACGGGCTGAACCAGTTAACCGGCAAAAGCGCCCGCGCCTGGGTTTTCACGGCGAAGGGCGACGCGGC